GCCAAGGGCATGGGCATCAAGGTCACGGTGCCGCCGGAATCCGATCTGGTGCGTCCGCACCCGGCCTACGGCTTCCGCGAAATACATCCGATGCATATCAAGCTCCTGTCCCGCAAGAACGAGCTTACCCAGCGCATCGGCGCCCTCGACGCCCAGCTCCAGGCCATGAGCAACGAACGCATGTACCTCATCGGCGCGCTCGACGATCTGGAATACATGCGCAACACATGGCTGCCGGACGATCGGCAGGTCGAACTCGCCTATCAACAGCCACCGGAAAAGCATATGCCGGCTTACGTCAGCAATGGCAAACTGCACGCGCATGAAACCTCTGTCGCAGAATATCTCCTGCCCGTGAAACCCAGGCAGAACGGCAAGGAAAACCGCAAGGCTACTGTCATGGAAGAGCAAAATGTCTAAAATCGTGGTAAATACCGTCGATCGCCGCACATGCTGGGTCAAAGCACGGCCGCTGAACTGCGCTTTCGAGACCAGCTTGGAAAAACGCTGCCCGAACTGCGGCCAGAACCACCTTATTGCCGGCTACTGCCAGGCGCTCGACCCGATCAACGCCAGCAAATATCCCGAATTTCACCAGTCTCACAAGCCGGTTCTCGTTGAGACTGAGTCTCACGATGATGAGACTGAGACTGATTTTGAGACTGGCGAGTCTCAGCCGTGGATTGCTGAGGGGATTTCGCGGGCGACGTATTTCAGGCGCAAAACGCGAGCGTCGCGCCAGTGACCAAACTCACGATTAAGCAGGAAAAGTTCTGCCTTGCCTACATGGAAACTGGCAATGCGAGTGAGGCTTATCGGCGCGCGTACAATGCTTCTGGCATGAAGGAAGCAACGATCAACGTCAAAGCGTCAGAGCTTCTGAAAAACGGTAAGGTAGCGGTAAGAGTGCGTGACCTCGCTTCGGCTCATGCTCAGCGTCATGAAATCACGATCGACAGCCTCACCGAAATGCTGAAAGCAGACCGCGAACTTGCGCGGACAGAGAAGAAATCTGCTGACGCGATTGCGGCCGTGATGGCAATAGCAAAACTTCACGGCATGGTCGTTGAGAAAAAGAACGTAGATGTCAACGCCGATCACAAACATCATCACTCAGCTGAGCCATTATCCGAAAGTGCTCACTGGCTTGCAAGAATGCTCGGAGGAGCTTCGGATAGCGAGGCTCCGGAATCTTTGCTGCACTGATTTATATTTCCTGCTCCGCTACGGATGCGGGCGGATAGATGTCGAGAACGAGTGGTACTTTCAGCGTTGCCGCGAAGTGCAGGCGAAGCCCGACGGCGTCATTGATCTTTGGGCGCGTGAACACGGCAAATCGAGCATCATCACATTCGCGCTCAGCATCTTCGATATCCTGAATGACCCTGAAATCACGATCGGCATCTTCTCGCACACACGCCCGATCGCAAAAGGGTTTTTGCGGCAGATCAAGCGGGAACTGGAATCCAACGAGCTTTTGAAGGCGTGGTTTCCGGACATTCTCTGGAGTAACCCACGAAAAGAAGCTCCGAAATGGTCGGAAGACGACGGCATCATCGTCAAGCGCCAAGGCAATCCGAAGGAATCCACCGTCGAAGCCTGGGGCTTGGTAGACGGCCAGCCGACATCGAAGCACTACAAGCGCAGAATATACGATGACGTGGTTGTCCCGGCAAGCGTGACGACGCCGGAGATGATGGCGAAGACAACCGAGGCGTTCGAGCTTTCCGACAATCTTGCTGCCGAGGGCGGTGCATTCCGTGTTGTCGGTACGCGCTATCATTTCAACGATACATACGGCGAGATGGTGCGGCGCAAGATCGCCGATGTGCGCACCTACCCGTGCACGAAAGATGGGTCCGAGAATTTTGAGCCAGACAATTGCGTCCTCATGGCACCGGAGACGCTCATGGACAAGCGGCGCGCGCAAGGGCAATACACATTCGGAACGCAGATGCTCTTGAACCCTATGGGGGATAGCAGCCAGGGCTTCAAGCGTGAATGGTTGTGCTGGTCAGCATCTAGACCAACGCGAGAAGGGGTCAACGTTTACCTCATCGTCGATCCGGCCAACACGAAGAAGAAGAAGTCGGACTGGACCTGCATGTGGGCGATCGGTGCCGGCCGGGATCGCAATTATGTTGTTCTCGATGTTGTCCGCGACAAGCTCAATCTGAAAGAGCGCGCCGATGCGCTGTTCGAGTTGCATGAGAAATGGCTGCCGCTCGGCGTCGGCTACGAAGAATATGGCATGCAGGCCGATATCCAGTTCATCGAGCATCTGCAGAACGAGCGCAATTACCGCTTCAAGATCACGCCGCTCGGTGGCTCCATGTCGAAGCCGGACAGGATCAAGCGGCTGGTGCCCGTCTTTGAAGAAGGGCGCATGTACCTGCCCAGGCAGAAGCACAGGACGATTTATGACGGGTCCACGATCAACCTGATTGAATCATTCGTCGAGGAAGAATACGCAGCGTTCCCTGTAGCTGTGCACGACGACATGCTCGATTGTATGGCGCGCATTCTCGATGAAGATTTGAAGATCAAGTGGCCGATCGGCCTTGGCGCACTCACCGGATGGGAGCGTCCCCAAGCCGCTACATCCTCCCGCGACTGGCGCGATCGTCGTCGCAACTAGACTCAATTCACAAGGATAATTTGAGCCGCCCATGTCCAAGGCCCGCGCCAAGGAGCTGATCGACTTTTCCAACAGGCTCTTTACCCACAAGATGCCGCTCGACAGCCTCAATCAGGAAATCGCAGAGAACATCTACCCGCAGCGGGCGGACTTCACGTCGAAGTTCGTCCGCGGGGAAGATTTCACCGCGCATCTGATTGACAGCTATCCGAGCCAGCTTCGCCAGGAACTCGGAGACAGCTTCTCTGCGCTTCTGCGCGCCAAGGATCAGCAATGGTTCCGGGCGACGACGCAGGATGAAGCCGTTGACGCCGAGCCGGAGAATGCACGCTATCTGGAGTTCATGACATCCCGGATCAAGTCCTTTTTGTACGATCCGCGGTCACAGTTCGTCAAGGCGACAAAGCAGGGAGACCACGATTACGCCAGCTTCGGCAATGCGGTGATCTCGCTTGAGGAGCGCCGTCTCCCGCCGCCTGAACGCAGTCATTTGATGCTGCGCAACTATCATTTGCGCGATTGCGCATGGCTCGAAGACGAGATTACCGAGATCGACCGGCTCGACCTGAAGGATAGCATGTCCGGCCGGACGATGAAGCGCAAGTTCGGGGAGAAGAAACTCCACGACAGCGTCAACAAAGCCTGCAAGGACGAGCCGCACAAGGCATTCGAGATCCGCGTCGTCGTGATGCCGTCCGACGAGTACGATTATATCGGCCCGACTGCGTATTCTGACGCAAAGACGAAGAAGAAACAACCCTTCGTGCGCTGCTACATCGATGTCAGCAACATGACGCTGTTGCGCGAGGAAGGGCTGATCGACTTCCCGTTCATCGTTCCGCGCTGGCACATGGTCTCCGGCAGTCAATATGCGTTCTCGCCGGCGGCAATGTCGGCACTGCCCGACGCCCGCATGACGCAGCAGCTCACATGGATCTTGCTCGAAGCAGGCGAAAAGGCGGTCGAGCCGCCGTTGATCGCAACCGAGGAAGCCGTCAAGAGCGTCGATATCCGCTCCGGCAAACTGTCGTGGGTCGATAAGGAATATGATGAAAAGCTCGGTGAAGCCCTGCGGCCGATCAAGATCGAAGGCGACATCAATGCCGGGCTCGCGCTTCGGCAAGACGTTCGCGAGATCCTGACCCGCGCATTCTATGCTGACCGTATCCGTTTGCCGGACCCAACGAAAGAGATGACGGCCTACGAGACCTCAAAGCGCATCGAGGAGCATATCCGCAACCTGCTCCCGCTATTCGAGCCGATCGAGGTCGAATACAACGTCCGCCTGCTGGAGAAAGCCTTCACGCAGATGGCGAACATGGGCGCATTCGGCGGCCGCGATCTGATCCCAGACGCCTTGTCGGATGAACAGATCACATGGTCGTTCCAGACCCCGATCCAAGAGGCGTCAAGCCGCCTGATGGTCGAGCGCGGTCAGGAGACGATGGCGATCGTGGCGCAGGCCCAGCAGCTCGGCATGATCGCAACCAGTCCGGTTCACGGGACGCTGGTTGTGAAAGACATGGTTCGCGGGGTCAACGGCCCGGCGACTTGGCGCAAGACGGAAGATGAGGAGGCCGCTGAAGCGGAAGCGACCGCGGCGAAATCCGCAATCGAAGGCGCGGCGCAGGAACTCGCAACCGGCGCTGAAGTCGTCGGCCAAGTCTCTGACGCTTCGATGAAGGCGGAAGCCGCGATGATGCCGATGCAGGAACGGCTGGCGCTTCCCGCGGCGCAAAGGCAGGCAGCATGAGCAGCCAGGACTGGGAGCCCAAAGCCGATGCGTGGAAGCCTGTCGATTACGATGACGACGTCGTGCTCGCGGTGCGAGCGGTAAAGAGCGGCGTTGCCAATGCCGGCCAGCAGCAACTGTTTTACGAATGGCTCCGCTATCTGTGCGGCGCCGATGACTGGGCATTCCGGCCCGGCCGCGAGACGCGCGAGACCGACATCATGCTCGGCCGCCAGTTCGTCTGGAGCCAAGTCGAGAAGATGCACCATCCGGCGCTGACGCCGAAGACGCGCGAGAAACCGCAGATCACGACCACGCGCGGCGGCAAGGGCAAGCGCCCGCCGAAGCTGAAAAGACCACCAAGGAAAACCGAGGACAAGTAATGCAGGACGATCAGACCAAGGTAGATGCGTCAGACGATACGGTAGTAGAGACTGAAGTCAAGACGGATGTGGACGCCGGTGCCGATGACAAGGGCGGCGAGAAACCCGCGGCCAAGCAGGACGCCAAGGGTGAAAGCGTTCTCGATGACCTGAAGGAAGGCGATGAGGAACCCAAGAAGGTTGTCGCTCCCGCTGACTGGCCGGAAGACTGGCGCGAGAAATCCGTCGCCCACATCACGGATAAAGGCGACCGGGAGAAAGAACTGACCCGCCTGAAGCGGATCAAATCCCCGCAGGAGATGTACAAGTCCTACCGCGCGCTCGAACGCCAAGTTCAGTCGGACTATATCCGCAAGCCGCCTGAAGGGGCAAGCGAGAAGGAAATCGCCGAATGGCGCAAGGAGATCGGCGTCCCGCCCAAGCCGGACGGCTACGAACTCCCCAAGCTCGAAGGCCACGAATGGACTGACGCCGACAAGCCGATGCTTGACCTGTTCCTCGGCAAGATGCATGGCGAGAACGCCAGCCAGGCGCAGATCAATGCCTCGCTCGGTGCCTACGCTGAACTCGTCAGTTCAGTCAAGGAGCAGGAATACAATACCGACAAGGGCGACGACGAGGTCTGCGTCGATGCGCTCCGCTCCGAATGGGGCCACGAATACCGCACGCACCAGTCGAATGTGAAGAACTGGCTGAACAATGCCGAGAAATGCCCCCCGGAACTTGCCGCCGCTCTACGCGATGCGCGCACGCCGGACGGCCACCGGCTGATCTACAATCCCGAGATCTGGAAGATCCTTGCCCCGATCGCACAGGACAGTCTCGGCGCGAGCGCTCATGTGCCCGGCGGCGACGGCAAGACGCTCGATGCGATCTCGACACGCAAGGAAGAGATCAAGAAGGTCATGAAGACCGATATGAACCGTTATTGGCAGGAGGGGTTGGACAAAGAGTACCAAAGCCTGCTCGCTCAAGAGGAATCTGCCGGCAAGCGCGGACGCGCGGCTTAGTCGAGCCACGCCCAGTTTATACGCCGATGAATTAAGCGTACCGCTTGCCGCGTGATGCCGAATTTTCGCGCTATGTGTTTCTGCAACATGCGGCCGGCAAGGGATCGTATCTCCCGGACATCGGCTTCGGTAAGTTTTGAATTCGGATGTGCCTCGCCAAAGAAGATCGTGCCGTGCTCGTACTTGTCGTCGTTGTTTGCCTTAGCGGTTTTCCAGCTTAGGTGGCCCGGTGAAACACAGCCTTGACGACCTCGTCCGCAAGAGTGCGCGGCCTGATGTTTTGGTGTTGGCGGTTCACCGTGGACGATCGTACAAATATAACGATGCACGAGAAATGGCTTATCGTCTATTTTGATCATGCCATAAGTGCCGTTTGGTCGGTTGAATGGCCAAATTAAGCATTCTGGTCCATCGTGCTTAAGTGCAACGCCCTGAAGAAAGCGTAACGGTTTTCCATCGTCGGTGATTACTGGTCCGCCGATGTTGGGATCGCCCTTGCGCTTCCAACGCATGTAATGCGCGTTGCACCAGCCTTTACCGTGCTGGGGCTTGTCGCATCCCAGAATTGTGCATATAGAGGATTTAGCCATCTCGACCTCTTACCCAGGTTGATTTCGGTTAGAACTCGCCAGTGTTAGCGCACTCGGCGAGTTCGCATTTTATACAACCATCATTGCATTTAGTCACTTTCAAAAAGTGATTTTCAGCCGTGCATCGCAGACAACCCGGCAACGGCCCTGCACCAGACGCGGCACACCCCACGCCAGAAAGTAGCCCTGCACTCCGGCGGATAGCCGAGGCCCCGCATGCGCGGACAACCCTCAGTCTGATCGCCAAATCTCGCAGACAACCTGCCCGAGGCTTTCAACGCAAATCTTCTTGAAAGGTAACGAAGAATGACCGAAACGGCATTCATCAATTCCTACAGGGAAGAGTACATCCAGACGTTCGAACAGAGATATTCTGATCTGCGCCTGGCATGTGTTCAGGAAGCTGTGATCAAGGGTAATACCGCAGTGTTCCTCGTCTCCGGTTCTGGAGGCGCTTCCGCTGTAACACGCGGCATCAACGGTCTCATCCCGTTCGGTGTCGTGGATAATACGCAACTGTCCTGCACGTTAACCGAGAAACACGCGCCTTTCGAAACCACAGATTTCAATATCTTTGCTTCGCAAGGCAACCAGAAACGCATCATGCAGGAATCGTCGATCGCGACGCTCAATCGCGATATCGACGACGTGATCGTGACCCAGCTCGACACCGCAACCAACGATACCGGTTCGGCTGCCGAGGCCAGCATGTCGCTGGTAGAGCACGCGATGACCATTCTTGGCAACAACGATGTGCCGGTCGCTGAGGAGGACAACATGTTCGCCATCATCACCCCGGCCTTCCGCGCCTTTATTCGCCAGACCAAGGAATATACGTCCGGCGACTATCAGGATGTCAAGATGCTCAGCGGACCCGTTCGCCGCCTGTGGCGTGCATGCGGTCTCAACTGGATCACCTCAACGCGCCTGACCGGGAAAGCAACCTCTTCGGAGCAGTGCTACTTCCTGCACAGGAA